CCCCCCCGTACCCCCGTCCCCCCAGCGCGTGGCTGGCTGAGACGCTTTATGGGCTGAGTTCTCGCGAGGGTACGCTGCGCGAGGGGCGCGGCCGAAGGCCCCGTCATAGCGCGCCGTCTTGCGATCATGACATCGCTTGCATAGGGCCTGCAGGTTGTCGCGATCAAAGAAAAGCGAATTACTTCCACGATGCGGGCGCACGTGGTCAACGATGCACGCGGGGCGCGCGCAATTCTTTGTAGCGCATCGCCCATTGGCTTCTCGCAATACCTGCGCGCGCAGTTCCTTCCACTGACGCGTCGCATAAAGTGCCTGCGCTACTGGGTCGCGCTTGGCCTGCTGTGCCTTCGCACGCTCAGCCTTGAATCGTTCGCTGTGATTCAGGAAGCTGGGCCGGTGTACCCGGTTAGTTAGTCGCGTGCGCGTGGGTACGGGCATGGGCGGTACTCCTACTGCAGCGTGGCGCCATCGGCCACGGGATCATACGCCTGAGGGCGGAAGCGGTAGCTGTAGGTCTTTACGTCGAGGCGAAAGCCCGTGCGCCTCTCCATCTTGGCCCCGAATATCTGATGCGTGGCACGGCTCACGTCGAGCAATTCCCAGCATCGATACTTGCGCATGGCGAGGTGCACGGGGACCGAGCTGTACTTGATACGCACATCGAACCCACGCTGGGCCATCAGCCACGAGGTGGCGTTGACCACGCGAATACCCAGCCCTAGGCCGGCATAGTCGGGGTGAATCACGATTCGGTTGCTGTGCATCTGCTTACGTCGCACGGTGCCCTTGCGATGGGGCACGTAGTTAGCGAAACACTGGAAGCCGACCTGATCCCGGCCGTGGAACACGCCGAAGCATTCGATGCTGCCGCCCGGTAGTGAATCGGTTAGATAGTGATACTTGCTGAAATAGGTCCAGGTTCGCCGGTCAACGCGCCGGATGTCGAAGCGCAATCGCTCTGTGCGCTGGAAGCCCCGACGAAGTTCCCTCCGATCAGTGAACGCCTGCTTATTGCAGTCGATGACCCAATCGGGGTTGAGCCAGTCGAGCACGTCATAGTGGCAGCAAATGAGCACCACTCGTTTGTTAGCCGCGCGCGCGAACTTCTGCACGCAATGGCTCATGACCTTGGCCACGGTGCGATCCACGACGCTGGTCCATTCGTCAATGACGGTCACGCCGTCGACGAGGTGCGCCATCTGTAGCGCGGCCTCGGCGCGCGCCGCCTGCCCGGTCGACAGTGTGTGAGCTGGTCGAATCCAACACGGCACGGAGGTAAGCCCGACGCCCGACAGCCCGGCCGCGCACTGGTCGTAGGTCCATTCCTTGGGCAGTTGGTCGATGATCGGGCGCGCGGGATCAAGGCGCGTATGCAGCGCGTCCGCGCCATAGATCGAGCGGGCCAGCGTGCTCTTGCCCGATCCCGAGGCGCCGACAATCGCGCCCACATTGAACGGGCTTTCAATGTCGGCCAGCACGTCGAGCTGGTGCACGGACTTTTTCTTCTGGTCGATGTCGAGAGCATTCGCCGCGCAGGTACACCGGAACGAATCGGCAACCGGCGATTCCAGCCGAACGCGGTACGCCTTGAGCGGCGCAGCGGTCACGTCATCACCTTGACGCGCAGCCCGCGCCCGCGCAGTTCGTCGAAGTGCGATTGCAGAGTGGGTTCGTCATCGAATTCGAGCAGCAGCATGAACCGGCTGCCGCCCACGTCGGCGTTCTGCCGCTCGTCCATCACGGCATCGGCATCGCACAGCGAGCGCAGGTCCGCGTCACTGAACCCGATGGCCTTCGCCAGTTCGGAGTCGTCCACGAGCTGCATGTGATAGGCCAGCGATTCGCGGTCCCACGAACTGAGGCTGGCGAGCTGGTTGTCGGCGATCACATAGGCGCGCTTCTGCGCCTCGCTCCATCCGCGCGCCACCATGACGGGCACGCGTTTCAGGTCGAGACGTTTCGCGGCTTCGTGTCGTGCGTGACCCGCGATCAATTGGCCCGCCTCATCCACGAGCAGCGGAATCGTAAAGCCCCACCGTTTGATGCTCGAAGCGATTTGCTCGATTTGCCCCTCACCATGCAGCCGAGGGTTTCGCGGGTAAGGGGCGATGTCGTTGATATCGCGTAGCTCGGTCTCCGAGGCGGGCCAACTGGTTTCTTCGTCCGTGCGTTCGCGGAACTTCTCGCGCGTCGCGGGCGCGGGCGGCTGCTTCCGCATTTTCACGCGGCGATTGGTCGGCATCGGCGCGCCGCGCCCGCCTGCGGACGGCGCCTTCGGCTTGGTAGGTTCCTTCCCGGTGTTCATCACATGCCCTCGGCGAACTTGCTATCCAGTATGGCCCGAAAGCGGGCGCGCGCTTCGATCAGCATGGCTTCAAGGTTGCGCTCGGCGTCATCGTCGGGCAGCTCGGAGTTTTCGATCAGCAGCGAAAACGCGTGAACGATGCCGCCATAAAACGCCTGCTCGGTCTCGCGCAGTTGCGTCTTGCTGGCGCCCGCCGGCAGCAGCGCAGCGTATTCGAGCCAGCCCGATTTAACGTCTCTCATGGTTGTGGGTCTCCGGCCTTTTCGATTTCGCGCAGTTCGGCGTAGCTCAAGCGCGGCAGCACCACGCGCGTCACGCGCCCGCAGTGCTGGCATTTGCATTTCGATTTGCGCTCCAATTTTTTCGCCTGCAGTTCCATGGCCGCGCGGCTGCGGTTCGCGCTGTCGTGCATATAGACCACGTGCTGCCAGTATTCGATGAGCTGATAAATCCACTGCGTCGGCGACAGTTGCGCCTTGCACGCGACGCATTCGAGCGTGGCCTTGATCGGGTCGACTTCCACGCCGATGTGCGGACATTCGCCGTTCGGCACTTCGGCCCGCGTGACCATCGTGTCGCGCACGAGGTCGAGCGAAATCACTTTCGCGCCCTTCTGGTCGAGTAGATCGAAGCGGCGCTTATTCACGGGAAAAGTCCCGGCCGGCCTTCCGCCGTTTCCTTGGCCCGCAGGTCGGCCGAGATCAGATTGCGGATGCGCATCTCCTGTTCCCTGATCCAGTCGGCGCCGTGCGGTCGCCCGTGTTTCGTGCCGCCGCACGCGCACGCGCAGCGCGGGTGTTTCGACTTCTCGCAACGCTCGGCGTTGTAACGCATCAGCGCAATTTGCTGGCCCACGGTTCTCATCGCGTGTCGCGCCTCGGCGGCAGCTCGTTGTAGTCGCGGATTATCTGCAGCGCTTTGTCCACGCTGTCGGCAACGCCAGTAAACCAGCCCTCGGCTATGAAGCGCGCCCGCCATTCGTCTTGGCCGGTGGTCGTCCCACGGCCGGGCGCTTTCAGTTCCAGCGCGAAGCCGGAGAACGGCCCGCGCCGCGCCACGCAAATGAGATCGAAAACGCCGGGCTTGACGCCGAGCCCCTTGAAAATGCCCGCCAGCTTTTTGTTCTTGGCCGCGAGTCCGTTCGGCGGGTGGAACGTCATGTGCCACGTGGTCGGATAGCACAGCTCCCAGAACTGACAGCACGCCCGCTGGATGTCGTCCTCGGGGTGCTCGCGCTTTTTCTTGTTAGAGGCGATGGCTGTCACGTCGGCTTGCGCGATAGCACCGCGCGCGACGAATTCCCGGATTTGTGCGTCACTCAAGCGCAAAGGAATGCTCCGGCCCCTGCGATTCTTAGGGGCGTGTATGCGATCACCAAACTAGGTGCGTTCATTTGCCTAGCTAGGGCAAGGAATTGCTTGACTCTCAAATGGTTGGGGGTATCTTCCGAATTTAGGTAGTCTCAGTTGGTCTCAGACAGTCTCAAGGAGAGATATGACATGGCAAAGCATGTGTGCGACGTAGCCGAGTGCGGAGAAGAAATTCCAGAGGGGCGCGGCAGCAAGGGCGGGCTGCCGATCTGCGACAAGTGCCGCAGTGCCAGCTACTACTGGAAGTCGAAGGGACTCGAAGCGATAAAGACGCGTCGCGAAAAGCTCCACTTCTGGGATAGCCGATTCGACTATCTATCGCCACGAATCCGGGAAATGTTGAGTGACGCGCGCGAGCGCGTGAGCGCGGCCCGCAAGCGTGCGCGGTCGGAATCAAGTTTGCGACACTGAAAGCCCGAGACACGGGCGGGAGTAGATTGACATGGCGAATGTAGAAGTGATTCGAGAAGGGTTCCTGATGGGCGAACGCGTCCCGCGACCGAAGAAAGGTCCGGGAGATTTCGCGTGGCCCAGTCCGCGCACGGTCGACGAGGCGACGAAAACCAAGTTTCGTGCGCGACTTACGGAAGAACTGCTCGCGCGCGGGATGAACCACAAAGATTTGGCGATCCTCGCGCACGGCGAAGTGCGACGTAAGAACGGGCACGTGGTGCCGCGTCAGCCCGCAGCGGCGCGCAATTGGGTGTTCGGGAAAAGTTTTCCGACAGCCAGCGCCGCCGAAGGGCTCGCGGGATATTTCAAGATCAGCACGGCGGACTTGCTCAAGCCCGCTGGCGATCTGAAGGCGATGCCACTGCTGCGCATGACTGCGAAGCAGAAGAAGGCGCACGCCAAAAACGGTAACGGGCACGATCACGAGGCGGCGGCGGCGATGTCTGGAAGAAAGGGTACGGGGGCAGTTAGGGTAGTCCCAGAGCCGCCGCCGCCTCTCCCGCTGCCGGAGGGCGCGAGTGCGCCCATCGTCGAACTGAAAAGTTTCCCAACCGATCCGCGTTTCATGGCGGTGTCCGTCAGCGGCGTGATGCCGGTGGACCGCGCGCTCGCGTTGGTGGCGATGATTCATCCCGAGCATCGTTAGACCCCGGGAAGTAACGGCACGTCGCGGCCGGATTCGTAAGCCCGCTTCAATGCGGGCAGCGCTTCGTCCGCGACCGTGCGACCGCCCGGCAGCACCGCATAGGGCAGCAGTTCCGTTTCCAGCGACGTGATGCCGCTGCGGCCCGCTTCTAGTTTCGCCTTGATGACCAGCGACAGCGCGCGCCAGCGCTGACGCGTCCGCTGATCCACGGTCGTATAGCTGCGACCGGGCACAGCTTTCGAGAACTGCGGCAGCGGCACCACGAAACGATAATTTCGCCCGCCAATCGCGAACGCCACCGCCGCGCTTTCCTTCGTCATCAGCGTGGCGAACCGTTCGGCGCCGGCCGCGTGCAACATGCGTTCAATCTCGCTTTTGGAACGATCTACCGGAACGTCGGTGCGTTCCGCATACACCCGCGCGCGGCTCATGGGCTGACGCCGCAGCGTTCGAGAGTCGCCGCGCAGTACCACAGTGGCGCGCCGCTCGCGCCGCGCTTCACGCTGCAAGCGAGGCAGATACGCGTGGTGTGCCGCTGGCCCACTTGGAAAGCTAGATGCTCCGTCCCGTTCGGGATCGTGGCATCGCAATCGAGGCAGACGTAATCGTTGCGGGCAATCTTGTACTTGCTGGTGGAGTACGTGCTCATAGCAGTTCAATGCGCGGGCGTTCGCGCGGCGGCGAGAGGTGATGGCGGTAGCCCGTCTCCCGCTCGAAGCATTCGGCGCATCGATAGCGGTAGATAGATGGCACCTTGAACAGCGCCAAGGCGTCGGACTGGCAGCCCCAGCAAATGCCGACGCGCGTCTCGGGCTCTTGGCCTTCGCGTTCGCGTCTCACGGCACATTCCACGTGGACTTTTCGCGGTCCATGTTCGCCAGCACGTATTCGAGGAAGTTGCGCAGCTCGTAGGCGTTCTCAAAGTCGCCGAGTGCGTGCACGCGACCCTGCCGGCCGGGCGGCAGCGTGATCAGCAGCACCACGCGGTCGCCATCGCTGACTTCGCGCAGCTCGCGCTGCAAGACTTTCGCCGTGGCGGTCATCACGCGGCGGACGGCGCCTTCCTCGGCTTCGGAGACTGGGTTAGTTGACATTGGTGTTTCCCGGGTGGCCTGCGGTGCCGAACAATTCTTCCTCCACAACCGGAATCAGCGAGCGCACCGCGTCGTTATGCATCGCGAGCACGCTTTCGCGCGCCTGCGCGGGATGCCCGACCAAGTGCAAGGCGACTAACTGCACCAGCGCCGCCCCTTGCACTTCGGGACCGTGACCCGACAGCAGCGGGCGAATTTGATCCGCGAGCGCGGTTGAGCGCCGCATCGCTTCCTCCGCGTCAATCTCATGCATCGGGTAACCCTTGCACCGCATGCGGCCCGCCTTCCACTTCCAGCGTCGCGCCGGGCGTCAGCCGCGAGAACTGACGCGTGGCGAAGTCGGCGCCCGCTTCGATCAGCGGCGCGTGACAGTTGCTGACGCCCGCGACCGGGCCGGAGAGATCGACGGGCACCACGTAAATCACATAGGCGAACCGCTTCCCGAGATTCTGAGACAGATACGCGTCTAACAATCGGGCTTGCACTTCCAGCAGGTGCGCGAGCGGCGGCGTGGTGGTGGTGGAATTCACGCGCTGGCCTCGGCGGGTAGATATTGCTGCGCGTACTGCAGCCGCTGTTCCAGAACCTTTACCGCGTCCGGCCCGTCCGATTCGGCGGCGGCGCGCAAGTGCGGCAGACCGACGTTCATGGCCGCGATGGTTTCCTCGCGCGTCGCGAGTCGGCCCCGGTGCCAAAACGTGATGGTCTCCGGCTCACCCAGTGAGAGCAGCACGCCCTCGTTATCGCCATCGGAGACGCGGCGCGCCGTGTACTTGCGGGTCGTGTAGAGCGCGCAGGCGGTGGGATTGTGTTGCAGCATGCCCGGCGTTTCCGACCAGCCTTCCGGCAAGTTCGGCGTGCGGTACTTCGCCGTGGGGATGGTGAGAAACGGGCAGCCCTTCGCGGCGTACTCGGCACATTCCAGGTGGCACGGCGGCTCGCTCGTGATGCGGTTGACCACGCACATCGGGCCAATGCAAAACGTCATGAACACGCCGAGTTTTTCGCCGCACAGCCAGCACAGGCGATTGTTGATCGCGAGGAAGAATTTGCGGCGGTCCATCACGCGGAAGTCGGGCTTCCCGTCGATCCATTCGACGAACCACGGCACCGTGTAGCCGCGATGGTCGACGGGTCGCTGGCACATACGCGGCGGCACGATGGCGGCAAGTTCCGGCCGCAGACATTGGCGAGTCATAGCAGCTCCCGTGCGCGCCGGCTGTAGCGCTGGCTCGCGAAGTTCAACCCGAACGCACCCGCGATGAGCATCCACGCGCCCGCGAGATCGCGACGCCAGATAATCAGCACGCCAGCCACGATGCCGAGAACGGCGGACGCGGCCGAACAATGCAGCGAGCGGCGAAGCAATCGGCCAGCCTGCTCGCAACGCGCTTTCGCCCGCGCGTGGCGCAGCTCGTCGCCGGGCGTCATGGCTTTTTCTCCGCGTTCGTCACCAGCGCGACCGCCAGGACGGCGCTCACCACCTGATCGGTCGTGAGACCCGCGACGCGCGCCGCCTCTCGAATGACCTTCCAGAGCGGGCGCGGCAGATTCAGCGTTAAGATTTCATCCTTGCGCGCGCGCGCTGCTTTTCGCTTCGCCATGTCTTTCCCCGCGCGGAATCAACCGCGTCACTTTTTTTTTAGCGGCCTTGGCGGACTCGATGTCCGGCGGCTCCAAGCCGCCGAGTCTTTCGCTCTGCCACGCTTCGATGTCCGCGCGGGCGTAGCGCGCCCGGCCGTACAGCGTGCCGATGGGCTTGGGCAAACTACCGTTCGCCGCGAGATCGTGGAGCGTGTAAGTCGTGGTTCGCGCGTAGGCGGCGACTTCGCTGATGGTCATGCCCTCGGCCACGGTGTTCAGGTGGGCGAGGAAGTCCGCGAGGTCGTGGGCGTTGACGCACCACTGGCGGCCAACGTGGCGGCGGACTGGAAATCGGGGGTTTCTTCCGAAGCGCTGCCACTGCTGCGGGGAAATTCCCGTCAGCGTGCGGACTTCGGCCGTGGTCAAGAGTCTTTTCTCACCCTTCGCGCGCAGTTGCGCCAGCATCCGCTCGGCAAATAGCACGTGACATCCCCGTTGTCGTTCGTATTGGAGCGGCAAGCAAGCAACTGAGACGCCACTCGGAGTGGTTTGATTCTTACACTGCGATTAAGTTCGCGTAAATAGATTTACGCAATCGTCAATCAGTTAGAAACGATTGTTAAACCGTCAAAGCCGATGAGTATCGAGGTCGGCATAGTCCTAACTAGATTGCAATCCGGGTTTTTCCTAGGTCACGAATGCGACAGCCGAGGCGGAGTCGGTGTTCGGAGACAGGACAAGTGTCACGAAACTCCGAGCATCCGCCCCGGCTGTAGCGCGGCAATTGTAGCCGATGTCACAAATTCGATTCTCGTGACAGAGATATGGCCCCGCTAAATCCAGCTCTCGTGAATCGCCGGATCATCGGCCGGTGCACGGTTGAGGCAGAAGCTCCCGCCAGCGTCGCGGATCAGCGCGCGCGCCAGCTCCAGCGAATCGCATACGCCAGCTTCCGGCTCCGGGTTCTCACCCCACCACATGCGCACGACCCACTTGCCCGGGTAGTCGCGTGGGTTCTCGTAGACCGTCCATATCGGCGGAAACTTCTTGCGCGCTTCGTCGAGCGTCATCGGTGCGGGCGTGTTCATGCTGTCGACCACCACATCTTGTGTTCGCAGGTCCGCACGCATCGCGGTTGTCCACCGAAATGCGGCTCCCTGCTACAGAGATTTACAGGGTAATACTCCGGATAAGAACGTTTCCTAGGACTCCGGGCGCGCGCGCGCGGGAACCTTTTTCTCCGCGCGCGTAAGAGCTAGAGAGCGGGCTAACAAGCGTAGGAAATTCTGGTTGCGTTAAGCAGTTCACGGGAAGCCCGCAAGATATCCACAGCCGACGCGCGGCGAGCGGCAACACAATCCCTTGTGTTCACTTTCGGAGGCGCGCCCGTTCGCGCGCCGTCAGCGGACGGATGGCGTTCAACGTCACGGCCATCTGCCGTGCGTCCCACATGTCGCATTCGGATTGCATCGCCAACCAGACTTCCGGCGCGGTACCCAGCAGGCGATTCAGCCGCAGTGCCATCGTCGGGCTGAGCGCCGCGTGTTCCAGCAGCAGCCGCGCGACGGTGACGCGCGTGACGCCGAGACGTTCGGCGAATTTTTCCTGCGTCCATCCGAGCGCGGGCAGCACGTCCTCGCGGAGAACTTCGCCCGGATGTGTCGGGCGCCGTCGCGGGTCTCGCTGCGCGTCAGTCATACCGCGAGATCGATGCGCACGGAGAACGGCACGCGCTTCGGTTCCTCGTGCAAGTCGGCTTCCACGATCACCAGCACTTCCACGCGCGCGATGTCGAGCCCGGTGATTTTCTGCAGCTCGTGCAACTGGCGCAGGATTGCCTGCTCGCAAAATTCGCGGTGGCGCCGCGCCTCGTCAGTCGTCAGTGCGGGGGCTTCGGGCATGTGGGCTCCTCACGGGTTGCTTCCGCTCCGCCGAGCAGAGAGTCGACCAGCCGCTGGGTCTGGATCGCGGCGCGCGCGGCGTTGCGCTTGCTCATGAACGGCGGGTCACCGTCCTCGGAGCCCGGGACGAAACACGAACAGCGGCGCAGCACGTGCGCGACCGAACCGCACAGCACGCGGAACAGGCACTCGTGGTGGAACGGCTGGGAATTGTCGGCGCGTTCACTCGGCAGCACGGGCTCGCCGCAGTGTTCGCACGTCTCGGGGTTCGGCTGATCCATTCGCACTCCCTCGCGTTTTAGGACGCGTCAGACGACCCCAGCGCGGAAGTCGGGGGTGGCGGGCATCGTCGCCCACGTGCGTTCTGGGATCGTTTGACGCGCACCCCCGACGCTTCCAGCGCTGCGCAGTGCGCGGCTGATGCAAGGGGGGCGGGTCGAATCGTAGCTGCCAGCCGACGCCTGCGCCATATATAATGTGTCCCTGAGTCCTACTGAATCTCAGCGAGTCTCAGCGAGTCGCATAAGAATAGGAATCGGGAGACGTGGGAATACCCAGTCAGGATCGGCTAACCACTTGATCCGCCAACACTACCCGGGCAAATGATTGCAATCCCCATAAGCAACCATCATCCTATGCGTTCGATCAGCCACGCGCTTGATTGTAACGCCCTCAGTGACTTACGTCAGTCTTGAGTCTCAGTTGGTCTCTCGCGTAGCTGTTTCGTACTCTGGGAATCTCTCAATTAGTAGGAATTCCCGGGGCCCCGATACCCATACCGAGGAGATTTCGACAATGACATCCGCAAGTGTTCGCAAGTCCGTTCCCTGCCTGACCGATCAGGACATCCGCGCCCTTGAGACGCGCCACAAGCCGTGGCGCAACTTTCTCGGGCGGGGTCTGTTCGTGTTCGTGTCGCCCACGGGGGCCAAGTCGTTTCGATTCAACTATCGCAACGCCGCAGGCGTCGCCAAGACGCACACCCTTGGCAAGTTCGGAAAGTTGACGCTGGCGCAGGCGTGGGCGGCATTCGAGGTCGCGCAGTCACAGCTCGCCCAAGGCCAGTGCATTCGCAAGGCGCAGCTAAAACGCCGCGCCGAGAATTCGGCGACGCTGGGCGCGGAATTCCTGCTCTGGTTCCCCGTGTTCGCGCAGCGCGTCGGCGCCGCCTACGGCGCGCGGACGCACAGCATCCTGACCAGCGATGACTTGCGCCCGCTGATGCGCGAGAAGTTGAACGCGCTCGATATGCCGGCGGTCCTGAAATTCTGCCGGGGCCTTGAGATCACGCGGAGCCCATCGTTCGCCCGCGAGGTCGCCCACGCGCTGGAAAAACTTTACGAATACGCGCGCGCGGAGGGTCACTATCGCGGCGAGAATCCCGCGCATCGCGTCGTGGAGAAACTGACGCCGCGCGATTCGCAACACTGGGAAGCGCTGCAGCTCGACCAGTTGCCGCTGTATTTCGCGGACGTGTCGAGCATGCGCGCAGTTCGTCAGGGCGAACGCGCCACCCAGCTCGCGCTGCAAATGCTGCCGTATCTCACCGTGCGCCCGTCGATTCTGCGCACTGCGCGCTGGGACTGGATTCAGTGGGAAGGCCCGCACGGCGCCACGATGATCGTGCCAGCGTTCACCGAGGGCACGAAGCAACGCACGACCGAGAAACGCGCGGACATGCGCGGCAAGGCATATGCCCCGTATCGCGTGCCGCTGGCGTCGACCGTCGTCAAGCTACTGCGCGAACTGCAGTCCGTGACGGGCCAGACGCCGCTACTTTTCCCCGGATTCATGGGTCGCGGGCACACTGAGTGCCACCCGATCAGCGAGGGGACGTGGCTGCAGCGGCTGCGCGCGCTGGGCTGGGACGGCACGACAGCCGAACGCGGCGCCATCACCGTGCACGGGTTCCGCGCGCTGTTCGCCACCACGGCATACACGCGCTATATCGTCACGCGCGCCGAGGAGCACGCGCTTGAATTCCAGCAGGATCACAAGCTAACCGAGGGCGTGCGCGCGCACTACACACGCGATAAAGACGGCTCCCACCGTGGGCTGCTCTTGGCCGAACGCGCGCGCCTGATGCAGTGGTGGGCGGATGAGATTGACGCGGTGCTCGCGGCTGGAAACGCGGCGCAGTTGCCCGCCTCGCGGGTCGATATGGCGGCGGCGTTCGCCTCTGCCCAAGTCAATCGCCACTCTTCGCAATTGAATGCCTAACGGTCTAGCCCGATAGGTATCGCTGTAGATAGGGGGCGCATTCGCGCCCCCTTTCCTTTTCTGAGACTGGCGGGTACAACCAGCGTCCCACTGAGACTCCCTGAGACGGAGACAGCCAACATGACTCCCACGAAAACTCCCGCACTGACGAAGGCGCCGCGCAGCCGCGTCTCGTTGCAGGTGCGATCCTTCCCGCCGGAACTTCCCGGCACCGCGTGGCTGAAACTCGATGAAGTTTTGCAGTATGTGCCCGTATCTCGGGCGCATTGGTTTCGCGGCGTCGCCAGCGGGCAGTTCCCTGCGCCTCACAAGATTGGGCGCCTAGCTTTCTGGAAAGCGCGGGACATCCGTGCACTGCTCGACATGGGACCGAAGCGCGCGCGCCAGCGTCAGCCGCGCGCGATGTCTCGCAACGTCGCAAGCCCGCCCCCGATGTGACGAGCGTCACACCCCTCAAAAACCCTGCATTTTTCGCGTTTTCGCGCGCCTAACTGTCTGAGGGACCATGGCTTTCAGTCACGGCTCATAGGACAATTTGTCCTAAAATAGCTGTCTGTCGGAAATCGTTTCCGACACTCAACGGAGACAGGACAAATGCGAAAGATTTACGAAGTGACTGCAAACGGGTCGACCGTTTACAACGGCGAGGACGAGGCGCGCGCGGAGCGCACGCGCACGGAGTGGCGAATTCGCGGCTACAGGGTGGAGCTAACGTCGGTCGAAGTGTCCGACAGCGCGACGCCCGCCGTGGAACTGGAAGCCGATCCGGTCGAGATTCAGAAACTGCGCGCGATGGTCGAGCACATCCATTCGCACGCTGACGAACTGGCGCTGCTGATCCCCTCGGCATGCTTCGCGCTGGAAACGGTCGCGCACTTGCGCGGCATGGAAAGGGAACTGCTGCCGATGACAACACGCATGCGCGCAATTCTCGCGGGCAAGGTGAAGTCATGAGCGCCGCCGAAATGGAGAACGAATTCGGCGCGAAGCCCGCGCGCGAGATCGACGCGCAGCGCTTTGACGACATGCTCGGCGTCCTGCCGCCGTGCAAGTGGTACGGGCACGGCACCAACCAAGAATCGTTCCACGTCAGCGAATTCCTGAGCGGGAATATCGTCTCGTGGTTCGTACAGCTCAACGGTCGGTATTTTCAGATTGACGATGTGTGCACGTTGACCCATCGCGAGCTGATCGCGCGGGCCTCGGCGGTGCAGTCATGAGCGCCGCCGACTTTTTCGGCGAGCCGATTTCGGTCTACACCCGCGCGCAGGGAATCGCGGACGGGTTGCTGATCGATGTCACGGAGCGCGCGCGTGAGACGGGCTTCCGCTGGCCCGTCGCGATCACTGCGGCGGCGTGGGCCGATTGCGTCGCGTGGACCGAGACGCACAACAAGACCAAAGGCACGGGCCAGGACGAGGGAGGACGGCTCAGTGACGTGATTAACATGGCCTTCTATCGCATGCGCGCCGCAGCCCGAGACGGGCGGGAGGGCTGCAACGTGCGTCTGGTGTTCCATGTGATGCGCACGCCCCCCGAGGGGCGCGCGCGCAAGCCCGTGAAAACGGAACTGTGCCTGCACGTGGGGCCGGGCGACGCGGGCGAACCCGTGCTCACGATCATGCTGCCGGGGGAGGACTGACCCATGTACACGCCGAACCCCGCGCAGTTCAAGAATGATCCCGCCTACCTGCGCGCGTTGGTCGAACGCGCGCGGCTCGCCCAATCGGAAATGGCCGAACGCATCGGCGTAGACGCCCGCACGTTTCGCCGCTACGTCACGGGGGAGTCAGGGTTCGCCTATCCGGTGCAATTCGCGGTCGAATGCGTGACGCGTGCCCTTGAAGCCGAGACGATTCCCGCGAACAGTCTG